ATCCAGGTCAACGGCACCAACGGCGGCAAGATCCTCTATCCGCTCGCCAACGCCTCGGCGCAGACCGCGCTGACCCTCGCCGGCAATCTTTATGAATATGTCACGTTGCAATACGACGGCAACGGCGATTTCCGGGTCGAGCAGGTGACGCCGGCGACGGCGCAACAACTGGGGCTCGCCGGCATCGGCGGACTGTCGCGCTGGCGTTTCCCATCGGTCAGCGCCTACAGCGCCGGGCTGGCCGACAACGGCACCGCAATTTCAGCCTTAAACAGCCCGCTCGGTTACCTGACCGTCACGCTGCCGCCGGCAAATACGCTCAACATGGGTTGGACCCTGGCGATTGCCAACGACAACGGCAAGCTCGCGTCGGTCCAGGTCAATGCGACAAACGGCGGGAAGATCCTCTATCCCGGCAGCGGCGCCAGCGTCACCTCACTTCAGCTGGCGAGCGGCGATTACGAGACGGCGGTGCTGCAATTCGACGGCTCGAATTTCCGGGTGTTGCAGCTGACTCCGGCCAGTGCCGCCGCCATCGGCCTGAGGGGAGGCACCTGCACCGCGAAGTGGGACTTCCCGGCGGTCAGCACCTATGCGGCGGGTCCGACCGATTGCGGATCGGTCATCTCCAGCTTCAATTCGTCGATATCGAGCCTAACCGTCACCCTGCCATCGACCACGGCAATCGCCGCCGGGTGGTCAATGAGCTTCGCCTCCGACAACAACAAGGCGCTCACCATGCAGGTCAACGCGACCAGCGGCGGCAACCTCCTGATCCCCGGCACGCGCGGCGCGCAGAGTGCGCTGACGCTCTATGGCGGGAATTATGAGCTTGTGCAGCTCGAGTTCGACGGCTCGAACTTTCGGATCATGTCGGCAACGCCGGCGACCGCCTCGTCGAACGGCATGTTCCCGGCCACCGGCACCCCGGCTTCGAGCTCGGCCGCCTGCCAGACCGGGCAGATCCAATTCGATGCAAGTTACCTCTACGCCTGCACCGCGCCCAATGCCTGGAAGCGGTCAGCCTGGAGCAGCTTCTGATGCCCCCCGAAGGTGGTAAGCGCATGCCTCTGACCGCGTCCTACACCTGGGGCCAGCAGGGCCTGGAAGCGCAGTTTCAAACTGTTTTCCAGCCTGGGCAGGGCATCTTCTCGCCCGGCTACCCGCTGGCGCCGCCGGAACCCGAGCGGGTGCGGTTGTGGGATTTTCCGGTCGGCGTCAACACGATCTACACGCCGCGCGCCTATGAACCAATCTCGTTCGACGAGCTGCGCGCCCTCGCCGACGCCCATGACATCACGCGCCTGGCGATCGAGACGCGCAAGGACCAGCTCGAAAAGCTCGACTGGGCGATCAAGCCGCGCACCACGCAGCTGCCGACTGGCGACGCACGGGCGCGCGCGGCGCGGCTTGCCGAATTCTGGCGCCGGCCGGACGGCCAACGCGTGTTTGCGACCTGGCTGCGCGAACTCCTGGAAGACGTTTTGGTGCTCGATGCGCCGGCCCTCGAGCTGCGCCGCAACCGTAGCGGCGAGATCATCGGGCTCGACGTCGTCGACGGCGCCACCATCAAGGTGCTGTTCGACGAAACCGGCCGCCGGCCCAAGCCGCCGGCCCCGGCCTTCGAGCAAGTCATCCACGGCCGGCCGTGGAAGCTGTTGACCAGCGACGAACTCTTGTACCTGCCGCGCAACCCGCGCCCGCACAAGGCCTACGGCTTTGGTCCGGTCGAGCAGATCATCATGACCGTCAACATCGCGCTGCGGCGGCAGGCGATGCAGCTGCAGCACTTCACCGAAGGAAATGTGCCGCCCGGCCTGTTGAATGCGCCGGACGGGTGGAATGTCGAGCAAATCCGGCAATTCCAGGAATGGTTCGATAGCGTGCTCGCCGGCAACACCGGCGCTCGCTCGCGTCTCGTGTGGGCGCCGAGCGGGACAAAGTACCAGGCGTTCAAAGAGGCGCCCTACAAGGACGAGTTCGACGAGTGGCTGGCACGCATCGTCTGCTACGCGTTCTCGTTGCCATCGACCGCGTTCACCCGCCAGGTCAACCGCGCCACCGCCGACACGGCGCAGGAAGCCGCGCTGGCCGAGGGGCTGGCGCCGCTGATGGGCTGGGTCAAGCGGCTCGTCGACCATGTAATCCAGGACCGGATGGGCCATGCCGACCTCGAATTCGCCTGGTCGGATTTGCGCACGATCGTGCCCAAGGAACAGGCCGAAATCCTCGCGATCTACGTCAAGGAAGGGATCAAGACGCGCAACGAGGCACGCGGCCTGCTGGGTGACGATTCGCTGCCGGGCGGAGACGCGCTGATGGTCGACACGGCGCACGGTCCGCTGCCGTTGGCGCCGCAGCTGCCGGCCGCAGTGGCGTCCGTCGCAAAGGCCACCTTCGATTCCGATGAGCCGCGCGTCCCAGCCGGAAACCCGGACGGCGGGCAATGGACGGGCGGGGGTGACGGCGAGTCCGCGCAGGGCAGCCGCAGCGGGAACGCCGCGAATACGCGCGCCGGCGACGCGCCGGGCGCAAATAGCGAGCGCGTTTGGGAGCGCTTTCCCAATGCCGATTTCCGCGATAAGCTGGCAATCGCCGAGCAATCAGCCAACAAGCCAAACTTTGGATACGGCGATATCAATCCGCAAAGCCATGCTCTCGGCCGGTACCAAATGACGGCCGACGCGCTGCGCGCTGCTGGCATGATCGATTCAGCCGGAAATTGGACGGGCAAGTACGGCGCCCATTCGGAAGCGCAGTTCCTTGCCAGCCCCGAAGCCCAGGAAAAGGCGCTGACCGATTACCTCAACGACATTGTGCGCCAGCTGCGAGCCGATGGTTCATTCGATTATCTGGGCACCGTCGTCAATGGCCGCGTGGCGCCTTTCACGGTCACGACCGTCGGCTTGGTCGCGGCTGCTCACCGCGACGGCGCAGCAGCGGTTTCCAGATACCTGGATAAACTCGAGGAAAACCAGTTCTCAAGTGCGCGTGCACTTCTGAACCGGGAGGATCTCCGCGTCGAGACGCGTCTCCGGACTTTCGCGGAGACACATTTCCAGTGAAGGGGCTCTGGTCAGTTACAGCCCGAGCCGCCGCGCTGCTTTTATCAGTGGCGGCATCGCCTGCAACGTCACAGCACATTTCATTCAAACATGAATTGACAGCTCCTGAACAGCACTGTCTCTCTCAGCTCCTGACGCGTGGTGATTGGCGATATGTTCCTCAATTCCATAAAAAGATGCGTTCTGTCGCTGTGGTGGCTCGGGCCCATCTGAGCATGAATAATCGCGAGCAATATATCTACATCATGCACGAATTCGGCTTCTGCGGAACTGCCGGATGCTCCATGCTGATCGGCGAAGAGCGACACAACGGAACGTGCCAGCAGCTTTACGACGGCTCTGGCTTCACCCACGCGATTGCTGTGTTGCGGAAACGCGATCATGGCTACCGCCGCCTTTATACGCCCTGCGAACTGCGCTTCGATGGCCATGAATATCAGCAAATTCACGAGGAGTGCCCGACCATCGACGTTCAGCGCTGACGGCCATACGCCGCGGCAACGTGCCGCCCGGGCTGTTGAATGCGCCGGACGGGTGGAACGTCGAACAGATCCGGCAATTCCAGGAATGGTTCGATAGCGTGCTCGCCGGCAACACCGGCGCGCGCTCGCGGCTCGTGTGGGCGCCGAGCGGGACAAAGTACCAGGCGTTCAACGAGGCGCCATATAAGGACGAGTTCGACGAGTGGCTGGCGCGCATCGTCTGCTACGCGTTCTCGCTGCCGTCGACCGCGTTCACCCGCCAGGTCAACCGCGCCACCGCCGAGACGACGCAGGAAGCCGCGCTCGCCGCAGGGCTGGCGCCGCTGATGGGCTGGGTCAAGCGGCTCGGCGACCATGTCACCCAGGACCGGATGGGCCATTGCGACCTCGAATTCGCCTGGGTCGACCTGCGCCCGGCCGATCCGGCCGAGCAGGCGAAGATGCTCGACATCTACGTGCGCGACGCGATCTACACCGTGAACGAGGCGCGCGACGTCCTCGGCTGCGATCCGGCCGCCGGCGGCGAAGTGGCGATGGCCTTTGGCCGCGACGGCCCGGTCCCGCTCGCTGCGCCGGCGTGACGAGGGTCGGCCAGGCAACCCTGAGAATGTGCAAGTTCACATGACGTCGAATTGGATTCACTTCCCATAGGCCCGCGACTTTCCCGATAACTGACGGTTACCCCAGCATGACCATCTCCTCGCGCCGCTTCCGTGCGGCCTTTTTATTGCCCGCGCTTGTCGTCGCTGCGAGCCTCCCCTTGGGCCTTGGCGGCAGCGCGTCGGCGCAGAGCAAATCGGTCGAAGTGCCTGCCTACCGCCAGCTCGGCGCCAGCGAGGCGATGGCCTCGCCCGGCAATAGCGGCGCCGATTACAGCGCCAACGCGCCCTCGCTCGCCGGGCTGACCCTGCTCGCGACAATTCCGGCGGCTGCGACGCCGCGGCTCGGCTATTTCGTCGAGGCGCAATGCTCCGCCGGCCTGGTGGTTGTGCTCGACGACCAGGCGGGCAGCCTCACCCCGACACTCGTCGTGCTGCAAGGATCGGGCGCGGCAGGTGGCCAAGGCGGCTCGCTCAGCATGACGGGGATGCCGCATACCGGCCGAATCCGGATCTATTCGAGTTCGGCGAGTTGTCAAATGGCGGCGAGGGCATGGTGATGAGAGAGAGACGTATCGCCGCGCTCGTCGCGGCCTTCCTGGCATTCGCAACGCCGGTAGCGGCCGACGTCTCGCCGGCGCCCGGCATGCTGTCGAACGCTGCGAACGCGCAGGTGCCAACCGCGCGCAACAATCTCGGCGCCGGCCCCGGCAACGGGATCAACGTCGTCACCGATTACGGCGCCGACCCGACCGGCGTCGCCGACAGCACAGTGGCATTCCAGAATGCTGTCAATGCCGCCTGCAACACGCCGGCGACGGCCAACCTGACGCGCGGAATCTTCCTGCCGGCTGGAAATTATCTTGTAAGCGGCACAATCGACTATTACGGCGGCTTCGGCTGCGACATCGGCGGACAAGGCACAGCGCTCTTTCTCATCCCGCCAGAAATTGATGGTACGGTTATTATTGCCGCCTCGTCGATGACGACCGGCGACATTTTTCGCAACCGCGGCCTCGGCCAGATCCACTACCACGATCTATCAATCACCACGCCCTACGAGATAGCTACAGACGGCGGCGGCTCGGCGCCGCCGATGACCGGCAGTATGTTTTACGTGCGGTCGCATGCTGGCGGCACCGGCTATGCCGTCAACGATACGATTACCCTGACCGGAGGCACATTCACGACCGCCGCGATCCTCAAGGTGACGCACGTCACCGGTGGAGCGGTCGACGGGGTTGGCGTACAGAATGCCGGTGCCTACACGATAATCCCGAGCGCGGTGGCGCCTGTCGCGCAGGGGTCGACATCCGGCTCCGGGACCGGCGCGACGTTCGATGTCATTTTAGCCGGCTCGGCTGCGATCTCGCTGTCCGGGCCCGAGGGCGTCATCGCCACGAGCGCGGCGTCCGGCGCCACAACCATCACGGTCGATCGGGTTGCCCCCAGCTTTATCACCGCTGTCAACGGCGGCAGCGGCGATGTCCAGGTCGAACTCGATAACGGCACCTACCAATCGGTGCCGCTCATCTCAAGCACGGGGACGACCATCACCATCGGCGCCGGCCTGACCTTTCCTGCTTCGGCCGGGCGGCACGTCTATCCTCAATTCGGCTACGCCCAACGACCGCTGTTGTCGAACGTCGTAGTGTCCGGCACTTTCGACGGCGTCTTTATCGAGAACGCCGCGTTTGTCCGCACCGACAACCTGACGATGCTCGACTATATGCACGACGGCCTTCACAAGGTCAACGGCCCGACCCCGGACCAGGGAGTCGACGACTACGACAACATCTATGCTTGGGACTTCGTTGTCGGAACATCCAACGCCGGGGTCGAGATCAATGCCGGCGGCGACATAAAGATCGTTGCTCCGAAATTCCTGGCGTCGAACTACAGCATCCTGCTCAACATTTTTTGGCATACCGGCACCTTGCTAGTGGGCGACGGATCGTTAGAGGAATCGACAGTCTGTTCGATCCGGCTGCACCAGGCGGTGAGCGGCGTCGAATACGCCAACGTCAGCATTGTCGGCAACGAGCTTTCTAATATTATGACCACCTCGGCTCAGCATCTATGTGTCGACACAGGCACTCCGACCAGCCAGCCGAAATGGATTGGCAACATCGTCTTCAACGCGAACCACACGAACGATTACGTCACCGCCGCGGTATCGTCGATCAACGTCCAGGACGGCAACAACGTCACGATCCAGGGCAACGTGCTCAACAACAATGGGGCGGCTGGCCCGACCGGGATCGCGATCGGCGGCAATGCGACGAACGTCGTCGAGGCCGGCAACGAGATAAGTGGTTTCCCGACCGGCAAGTACGGCACGATGCAGGCATCCTCGCTCGATGCGTGGCGCGCCTCCGGGCCGGTGCTGTCGCAGGTCCTCGACGCGGCTAAGACCAGCAACTACGCGCTCCTCGCCAGCGACAGCGGCATCCATTTCGACAATACCGCGGCGGCGGGCGAGGTCGACTTCACCTTGCCGACCTATGCCGCGGGACTGCGTTATTGCTTTACCGTGACGGCGGCGCAGACGTTGAAGGTGATCGCGCCGGCCTCGAACAAGATCGCGGTCGGCGCCTTGAACAGCGCCGCCGCTGGCAACATCACGGCGAGCGCGGTCTATGCCAACGCCTGCCTCTATGCCACCAGCGTCAGCAACCAGTGGGCCGCCGAGGCGACGACCGGCACCTGGACGGTGAACTGAGATGAGCCGCACAGCGCCGACTGTCTCGGTTAGTGCTAATGAGCGTGAGCGCGCGGGCGCAACGTGGACGGTTCAAGCAGAGGGAGGTTTTCCGATGCGCTTCTACTGGCCGATCGCCAAGGTCGATGCCGAGCAACGGATGGTATGGGGCTATGCTTCGACCGAGGCCGAGGACGACCAGGGCGAGAGCGTCACGCGGGAGGCGTTGGCTGCTGCGCTCGACGACTATATGCGCTTCGCCAACATCCGCGAAATGCACCAGCCCTCGGCGGTCGGCGTCGCCACGGAAGCCGCGGTCGACGCCAAGGGCCTCTATCTTGGCGCCAAGATCGTCGATGACGATGCGTGGCAGAAGGTCGTCGAGGGCGTCTACAAGGGCTTCTCGATCGGCGGCCGGGTCACCGCCCGCGATCCTGCCGACCGACGGCTCATCACCAGCCTTCGCCTGACCGAAATCTCGGTGGTCGATCGCCCGGCTAACCCCGAGACGGTATTCGATTGCTGGAAACTTTCCACTGGCCCTGCAACAGGAGGGAGTATGGCCAATATTGCGGCGACAGCCCGGGCACCGGTGCAGATTTGGGATTGCGGGGTTGCCGATCACCGCCATCTCGCGAAGGCGGAGGCGGCGCGCTGCCTCGAAGGGCATGAGCCCGCGGCCGCGACAGCTTCAGGCCATCATGACGAGAATGCGGCCGGAAGCGTCGCCGATGATCCCTATGGCAAAACCGATTATGCCGATCCCGGCTATCGCCCGGACGCGAAGAAGCGTTACCCGATCGACAGCGAGCGCCATATCCGCGCCGCCTGGGCCTTTATTCACCATCCTGCTAACGCGCGCCGCTACACGGCAGGCCAGATCGAGCGCATCAAGGCGCGGATCGTCGCCGCCTGGCAGGCCAAAATCGATCGCGAAGGGCCGCCGGCGGCCGCATCCGAGCATGGCGGCGCAACCGGGACGGCGCGCAAGGGCCTTGCCGAGGTCGGGCAGCTTGCCCAGGTCATGTCAGACCTCGACTGGCTCTACGACCGCATCTCGGCCGAGGCGGCGATCGAAGCGGACGATTCGCCGCTGTCGCAGCGCCTGCTGGCGATCATCGGCGAATTGTGCGACTTCCTCGAAGCGCAAGTCGCCGAAGAAAGCGCCGAACCGGTCGATGGCGGCGACGGCGCCGCTGCGGGCGATTTGGCGGCGATGGCCATTGCCGGCGCGCTGCGCAAGATGCGTCGGCCGGATTTCGCCCCCATCGCCACCAGTCTCGCCAAGCTCGCCGACGAGATCGTGCCGCGTCTCGACGCGTTGCAAAAACGGGTGGAGGAAATCGCCCGCACGCCGCTGCCGCCGCAGACCATCGCGCGCGGGTTCGCGGGAATCTCGAAGCGAGAAGATACTGGCGGCACCATCGCGGCCGCCGAGGACATCATCGCAGCGCTTGCGCGAATGAGCGACGAGGAGCGCACCTTGACCTTGATCAAGGCGGCGCACGCCAACCCGATCACCGCCGGGGGTTGGCAGCGGCGTTAACAAAAAACGCGCAACACAAAGGACGCAAAGGACACGCGAAGGTCGCGATGACGATTCCAACCGGCTGAAACCGCAACTTCTCGGCATGGCCGAGCTTGGCCCGGCCATCCACGTCTTTGATTTTTCATTCAGTTTTAAGACGTGGATGCCCTGTACCAGGCCGGGCATGACGAGTCAATGATTGCGAGCGTTGGTATCGGTCACTGCGCCGCCTTCGCGTCCTCTGCGTATCCTTTAGTTCCTTTGCTTTGAAGCGTTTCTTTTTTATTTCACCTGACCAAAAGGACCTCCGATGAACCCGACCCAGGACACGCTCGATCTGGTAAAGGGCGCGTTGCGCACGCCCGACGACCGGATCACCAAATCGATTTCCACTGGCACCGGCCTGGTTGCCTTTGACCTGCAAGCGCCGGCGAAAAACCTTTTCCCCGTGGTGACGCCGATCCGCAATTCGATACCGCGGGTCGGCGGCGGCACCGGTACGGCGACGAATTGGCGCCAGGTGACTGCACTGACCGGCTCCGGCTTCGACTCGATGGGCTGGGTCCCGGAGGGCCAGCGGTCGGGCCAGATGTCGTATTCGACCGCCTCCAAATCGGCGGCCTATGTGACGATCGGCGAGGAAGACGCGGCGACCTACGAGGCGATCAGCGCCGGCCGCCATTTCGAAGACATCCAGGCGCGGATGACCTTCCGCCTGTTGCAGAAACTGATGCTGAAGGAGGAGATGGCGATCCTCGCCGGCAACGCTTCTCTGCAACTGGGCACCCCGGCGGCGCCAGTGCTGTCGGCCTCGGGCTCGGGGGCAACGCTGCCAACCGCGACCTATTCGGTCATCGTTGTCGCACTGACCCTCGAAGGCTACCAGAACTCGAGCCTGACCGCTGGCGTCGCCACGACCAAGACGATCAATGGCGCCGACGGCAAGACCTTCGTGCTGTCGGGCGGTTCGTCCAACAAGAGCACGAATGCGACCCAGGCGCTAACTCTGGGCCAGACGTTGTTCGCCAGCGTTACCGCGATCCAAGGCACGGTCGCCTATGCCTGGTTTGTCGGTACCACCGGCTCCGAGACGCTGCAGGCGATCACCACGATCAACAGCGCCACCTTCTCGGCGCCGTTGACCGGCGGCCAGCAGGCGGTATCGGCGATCACGGCCGACAATTCGGCCAATCCGAGCTATGCCTATGACGGGCTCATCACCGCTGCGTTGAAATCGGGATCGAACGCCTATGTCAGCATGCTGGCGACCGGCACCGCCGGTACCGGCACGCCGCTGACCGCGTCCGGCCGCGGCTCGGTCGTCGAGATCGACACGATGTTCCAGCAGATGTGGAACCTCTACCAAGTGTCGCCGACCGTGCTCTACGTCAATGTTCAGGAGCTCAAGAACATCACCAGCAAGGTGCTGTCGAACGCCTCGGGGCCACTGTTGCGCTACGAGGTCGGCGCCGACGGCAACCCGTACAATCTGGCGGCGGCGGGCGCGGTGTCGTTCTACTTTAATCCATTCACGTTGAATGGCGGGTTGCGCATTCCGATCCGTATTCACCCGCGGGTGCCCCCCGGCACGATCCTCGGCTGGGCCGAACAACTGCCCGTTCAGTACCAGTCGAACGAGGTGCCGAACGTCGCCGAGGTAAAGACCCGGCAGGACTACTACCAGATCGACTGGCCGGTGGTGACCCGCCAGCGCCAGGCCGGCGTCTACGCCGAAGAAGTGCTGGCGATCTATGCCCCGTTCGCGATGGGCGTCATCACCAATATCGGCAACGGCTGATTGCGCTCGCTCACCAATGGGGCAGCGAGACGGTGAAGATGTTTTCCCTTCTCACCGGCTCGCCGCCCGCTAGTGTCCCGCTTTCTTTCCTCGTCATACCGGCGAAGGCCGGTATCCACGGCAGAAGTGGGTTCCGGCTTTCGCCGGGACGACAAAATCGGAGATAGCGCGAACTTCCGAATCGCGACACTAGATGAAATTTTCAAAGAGGTGGAGCGATGGCGTATGGCGACCTGACCACGCTTGCCGATGTCAAGACGTGGTTGCAGACCGGACAGACCGCTTTTCCGGATACGGACGACGCGCTGCTGACGCGCCTCATCACCGCGGCAAGCCAGTTCGTTCAGAGCTGGCTCAATCGCCAGATCGCGCCCGGCGATTGGCAGGAGGTCCGCGACGGCATCGGCGGTCAGCGCCTCGCCTTTTCTAACTTGCCGGTCAGCGCGGTACTGTCGCTGTCGATCGACGGCCTGGAAATACCGCCGGCGCCGAGCGATGGCAGCTATGGCGCCGGCTACGTCTTTAGCCCGACGGAGCTGGCGTTGCGCTGTTATTGCTTCACCCGGCGCGCGCAGAACGTGATTGTCACCTATACCGCCGGGTACGCGGCGACACCGCCTGACATCGCGCAGGCCTGCATCGAGCTGGTGTGCCAGCGCTATCGCGAGCGCAGCCGCATCGGCGAGGTGTCGAGAGCCTTGGGCGGCAGCGAAACCGTCACCTTTTCCCAGCAGGACATGAGCGACGACGTGAAGCTGTTGCTTTCGCAATACCGCGCGGTGGCGCCGGTGTCGGGCTTCGCCCGCCAGCTTGCTGGGACGGCCGCCGATCCGGCGCTCGTGGCGGCGGTCCTATGATCGCGCCGACGGTTGCCGGCAATCGGGCGCTCGGCGCCTGGTTCGACGCGATCCCAAGGGTATTGCGCGGAGCTCTCGTCAGCGAAGCCGATCGCCTCGGCCGCGTGCTGCGCGACCAGGTCGCGCGCCCGGCATCCGGGGAGACCCTATCGCTGGCGGTCGAGAACTCGGGCGATGCCGTCACGGCAACATTGGCGATGCTATCGGCCCATGCCGCACGACCGCGGCGCGCGATCAACGCGCCGCGGCGCGGACGATCGCGCCATTTCCGGCGGGCGACCGCTGCCCGGGTAAAGCGACCCGGTCTGCATGCTGCTTTCGTCGCGATGGCCCCCGAGATCCGCGCCGGCCTGGAAATGGCCGTCCGCCAGGCGTTCGTTCGATGATCGCGCGCGAGCCGATTTACGCCGCGCTGTTCGCGCTGGTCGCCGGCGCGGCCGATTTTGTTACGGCGGCGCGACGGCTGCGTCACTGGAGCGAGCTGACCCCGGTCGAGCAGCCGGCGCTGTTCATGCGCCAGAAGGATGAGGTGGCTGCGGTGACGACGCTCGGTGCGCCGACGGTGTGGACGCTGGGCGTCGATCTCTATGTGTACGCGCATGAGAGCGACCCGTACGCGGCGCCGGCGATGGTGCTGAACCCGCTGATCGACGCCGTCGAGGCGGCGCTCGCGCCATCGGCCGCCACCGGGCTGCAGAACCTTGGCCTGCCGGCGATGGTCCAGCACGCCTACATCGCCGGCAAAGTCGAAACCGATGAGGGGGTGCTGCGCGACCAGGCGGTCGCGATCATCCCCATCGAAATCCTCTGCCTCTAGCAGGAGCTGACCCATGGAAGAGACCGCCATCCCCGGTGTTGCGGGGGCGCCGCCCGGTGTCCCGGCACTGCCGGGATCGCCTGAAGACATCGTCGAGCGCTGGTGGGCCGATCATTTTCCCGGATCGCCGGTGGCCCAGGTGACGCCCGCCTGGAACCACGCCTTCGCCGCCAAGGAAGAGCTGAAGCGGCGCCTCGTCAATCTCGTTGGGGGAGTGCTCTGACATGCAGCTCGCATTCGGCGCCGGGGCGCTGTGGGGCAACCGCACGGATGTGACCGGGTCGGGCATCGGCCCCGACCAGTTCGGCATCCTGCAGGACGTGCAGATCGATTGGGACTGGCAGACCAAGGAATTGTGGGGCCAGTTCCAGTTTCCGGTCGACATCGCGCGCGGCCAGGGCAAGATCGCCGGCAAGGCGAAATTCGCCCGCATCTTCGGCGCGATCTACGGCGATTTGTTCTTCGGGCAAACGCCGGCGACGGGCCAGCTGACAGTTTCGGAGAACGAGGCGGCGACCGTGCCGGCGACCACCCCCTATACGGTGACGGTCGCCAATGCCGCCAATTACATCGACGATCTCGGCGTCTTTTACGCCGCGGGCGCCAATGCGGGGAACCGCTTCACCCGGGTCACAACGCCGTCGGCGGCAGGCCAGTACTCGGTGAACCTGTCGACCGGGATCTATACCTTCGCCGCCGCCGATGCCGGCGCGTCGCTGCTGATCAGCTATCTCTACACGGCGACTTCCGGCAAGAAGCTGGTGCTGACGAACCAACTGATGGGCTACACGCCGACCTTCAAGGCGAGCTTCTACACGAGCAAAACGATTCAGGGCACGCCGGCCGGGCTGGCGCTCGTGTTGAACGCCTGCACGGCGACGAAATTGTCGTTGCCGACCAAGATCGACGATTACGAAATCCAGGAGTTCGATTTCTCCGCGTTTGCCGACGCGACCGGCACGATCGGCACGCTGAGCGTCAACGAGTAGGGCGGATAAACGCAGCGTCATCCGCCACAATTTTCGGCGGGCTAGCGTCCGCCCTACGGTTTCTGAGGGAGAAGCGATGACAGAGACAATCGCTCTGGCCGGCCGCGAATTCGAGATCCGCCCGTTGAAGCTCGGCCAGTTGCGCCATCTGCTCGATGCGCTCGACGCGATGACCGGCAAATCCGGCGGCGCGTTGATCGAGGCCGCGGCCGAGGTGGTCAGAACGGGGCTGGTGCCGGCGCACCCCGACCTCACCGCCGATGCGGTGCTCGACCTCGAGGCGACGGTCGGAGAGCTCAACGCGGCCGTGGCGGCGATCCTCTCCGTAGCCGGGCTGAAACCGGCGGGGGAAGCACCGCCGGTGGCGAGCCCGGGAAGCATCCCGGAGAGCAGCTCGGCGCCGTCTACGGCGCCCTCGCCACCGGCTGCGGGTATTCCTACCGGGTCATCGACGGCATGACCCTCGCCGAGGCCGGCGAGATTTTCGGCTATTGGGAAGAGAGCCCGCCGGCGCATCTTATGATCCAGACGATCGCGCGCATGCTCGGCTGGACGCCACGGCCGGCTGCGGCCGGCGTAGCCCGGGTCGAGGACATCGCCGCCGCGGCACCGCCCGGACTCGCCCTCAACACGGGCGGCGATCTTGGTATGCCGCCGCCGCTCGATCCCGAGGCGCTGCGCGTCCGCAACCGGGCGCGAGCCCTCGCGATCGCCCGCCGCAACCGGAGCGCAGCGGTCGGCTAACGCGATTGTCGAGCAACGGACGAGGCTCCTAATCTCTGCGGTGACTATTAGCGCGGAGGGACGGCGATGCGGTGGCTCCGGCTCTGTTACCTGGTCCTCGGGCTGGCCGCTTGCGCCCGTCCGACGGCGGCGATTGCGGCTGGTCCCGCGGACGGGCCGGGGTGCCTTAGCGTCACGGCCGAGGAATGCGTGCGCTGGCTGCGCGCGACGATGAGGCTCGATGAGAGCTTTCTTGCCGCATCGATGGCGCGGCGGCACCAAACCGACGTCAACGGCAGGCCGCTCGGCGGCGGGCTGGTCACGGTCAACGGCAATCTTCCGGGGAGGATCGAGCCGATTGTGATCCTGCTCCACCTGCAGCCGGACGATACCGTGCAACGCGTCGAATCGAACCTGCTGCACAGTCTGAACAATGCGCACACCGAAGAGGCCTACGATCAGAGCGCCCTCTATGACATCGTCTGGCGCCTGCTCGGCCGCCGCTGCTCAAGGATCGGCAAGCTCGATCTCTACCGGTTCTTCGAAAATTCGGTGAAGCCCCGACTCAAGGACGAACAGCAGGACATCGCGAGCGGATTGGCCGGGCGGCACCGGCTCGTTTCGCATGCGGCCGGCGTGCCGTATTGCGGCGTCGCCTTTGGCTATACCAGCCTGCTCGAATGGCGCGGCGCCGCGGACCCGCGGGGGGCAAAAACCCTGAAGAGCTTTGCGTCGATCGAACTGCGGTAGCCACACTCGGAATTTTGCGTCGCCCTCGCTCCGGCGGGGTTTTCATCGGGGCGCTTGGCGCCCCGATTTCATTCGAGGTGACCAGTGGCCGACCAGGTGCAGATCAAGTTCGGCGCCGATATCGGCGGGGCGCTCTCGGCGCTCAATGCGCTGAAGCAGGCGGTCGCCGGCGCGACCGCGCCGGTGGCGCAGCTCAAGACCGCCTTCGCCGCAGCCGGTGCGGCGGCCCAGCAGAACGGCGCCGCTTCTCTTGCCGCGTTCAAGGCGGACATGCAGAGCATGGTCGCCGAGCACGCGATCTCGCTGGACCAGGCGCTTGGCTTCGACATCGAATACACCGCCCGGCGCAGTGCCGAGGAGCGCGCCCGCCTCGACGAGGTCCTCGCCAGCGATGCAGCAACGCTCGCCGAGAAATCGGCGAGCTACAGCGAACTGGTCCAGTTGAGCGCGCGCTATCAGACGCAACTCGCGCAGGACCAGGCTCGCGTCGCGGAAGCCGCGCGCAAGGAGGCGGATCGGTTCGCCCAGCCCTATCGGCAAGCCTTCGACGCGATCGGCGCGGGCTGGCGCTCGGCAGTGACCGGGCTGGTCGAAGGGACGATGACTTTCCAGACGGCCGCGCTTCGGGTGGTGCAATCGGTCGAGAGCGGGTTTATCGGCATGGCCCAAACCACGCTGTCGCGAGCCGCCGCCGGGCCGCTCGCCTCGCTGCTTGGACAGGCCGCGCCGTCGGGCGGCCAGGGTGTCGGCGATGTGCTCGGCAACGCGGCCGGCGGCTGGATCGGCAACCAGCTGAAGGGCTTGTTGCCGAATCTCGGCGGTCTCGTCGGGCAGAGCGCGACCGAGGCTCCGCAACTCGCCGCGACGACGGCGCTGACGACGGTCATGACGCCGCTGTCGCCGGCGGTCGTCGCCAACACCTCGGCGTTGCTCGGCCTCACCGCTGCCGTCGCGGCGGGCGCCGCAGCGACCACGACCAGCGCCGCGACGACAGCCGGCAGCGTGCTCTCCGGCGCCGGCGGCATCGCCAGCGCTGGTGCCAACGCAGGCGGCTTTTTCAGCGGGGTCGGCAGCTTTTTCGGCGGGATCGGCGCTTTTCTGGGGTTCGCCGGCGGCGGCATCGTGCCTTCGGCGGCGGGCGGCTGGGCCTTGCCGAGCTTTCCCGGCGCAACCCCGGCGCTGTTGCACTCGCGCGAAATGGTGCTGCCGGCGCCGATCAGCGAAGGCTTGCAAAGCATGATCGCGCAGGGCGGCGCAACTGGTGCCGGGGGCGGCCCAAATGGAGGAGACATGCACCTGCACTTCCATGGGCCGTCCGACGGGCCGGCGGTCGAGCGCTGGTTCACTGGGATGATGGCGCGCAATCCCGGGGTCGTGCGCAACATGCTGCGCTCGAACGCGCTGACCCCGCGCACGATCTGACGAGCTTCCCGTGACCGCAATCTTTCCAGCTCTTCCCGGCCTCGGCTGGTCGGTGACCAAGGCGCCGCGTTTCGCCACCCGCACGCAGAAGGCGATCTCCGGGCGGCAATTGCGGATCGTCGACCAGCCGAACCCGATCTGGACCTGGACGCTGACCTATTC